GTGAACGAGTAATCCAACTTTGTAAGATTTAAGTTTGATAAAACACCAAAGGGAGTGCTTACTCTACACAATGTAGTGCTTCCTTTATATTTTTTAAGACGTTCCATAACTTGTTCAACAAGAGAAGAATATCCGCCCTTACCAAGCTCAACAGTAATGATGTTTGGCTTTCTGATTTTGTTCACAGACCTAAACGTGCTTGATTCAATAACGTTTTGAACAATCTGCGAATCGTGAACACCATTTACAGACAGGCAAGAATCAAAACTAGCAATTTTTTCCCATTTGCCAGCATCTTCATCAAAAATGCTATTGATTGCCGTTCTTAAAGAATCTATTGTGCTTACAACCGAATTATAAAGATTGACAATAGCCCAATCACTTTTAGGAGTAGGCTCATATTGTTTCATTACTTCAACATTCCAACTTGTTATTTTTGGAATTGGCAATCTTGATGTTAAAACGCTTCCAAGTAATTCTCCACCATCTAATAACATTATGCTACACCCCCGTTCATTGTTGAATATAATGCGTTAGTCAATAAAGAAGCAACATTTTGATTTTCTTCTCCAACAGCACGGCTAATATCTTCTGCATTTCCACTCGGTGCGTTGATTTCATTGTTTTGCTCAATTCTGATTTCAAAATGAGAGCCATCACTAGCAGGAATAATTGTTCCATTTATATTTCCGTCAAATTGGTCTAACTCCTTTTCTAATTCTAGCTGTCTTTTTAATTCTTCATCTGCACCAATGATACTCCCGTTTTTGTCATAATAAAGTATTTCCAGTGGCTTTTCTTCTTCATCTATCGGGTACATATAAATATCTTTCATTATATCCATCTTCATACCAGATTTCTTTAATATCTTTTCGTAATCTTCTCTGCTTACTTTACCAGACCAAACAAGTTCCATTAAAGCATTTTTATAATTTCTTTCAGCAGACGGAGAGGGTATTTTCCCAAGTAATGAATCGACCGATTCTCCCAAAAATGAATAGACCAATTCTCCCAAAAAAGAGCTTACAGCAGACGGAGAGGGTATTTTCCCAAGTAATGAATCGACCAATTCTCCCAAAAATGGATAGACCGATTCTCCCAAAAAAGAGCTTATATATGTAGCGACAGCAGTTCCGCCACCAAATAAAGCACCAACAAATGCCCGTCTTTCTTTTACATTTTCTTCTTTGCTAAACCAATTTAAAATATCCGATTCTAAATCAAGTGCTGACTTTAATGGTTTTGCAACGTCAGAAGCCAAGACAGATTTAAATGTCTGCATACTTTCTGTTAGATTTTTTGTAGAATCATTAAAGTCTTTTAGATTTTCATTTTGCTTGTCTTGAATAATCGTTAATTCTTTTATTAGTTCTTCCAATCTTGAAGAACCTTGACCAAGAGCAGAAATACTAGCTTCATTTAATGGAAAATCCCTCATTAAAGCAATCGTTTCTTCAATTCCTCTCTCTCTTATCATTTGCTGAACAGTATCAGAGAGTTTTAAAAATACTTCATCTGCTTTTAATGTATTCCCTTTTTCATCTCTATAATTTACGCCCAAAAGCCGCAACCTATTTAACATAGGAGATGTTTTGCCGCTAATGTTTAGCTCGTTTAAATCTTCTGTAATTTTTGTTAGTGTTTTTTCTACATCCTCTCCGCTTCCGCCAATAGAAACGAGAGCTTTTTTCATAGCAATCAGCTTACTCGGTGCAACACCCGTTCTTTTTGAAAGATTGTCAATACTTTTTGCCGCTTCCCCTGCTTCCATTGTCATATGAGCAAATGCCGTAGCCGCACCCAAAATAGCACTAGGCAACGCCATTTTTGAGAAACCAGAAAACAAAGAACCGATATTTTTTAAACTAGAGTTTGTTTTAAATGTTGTTTTTTGTAATTTTGAAAGCTCTTTTGAGAATTGTTTAAGACCCATTTGAGCTTTTTTACCGTTTAAAACAACATCAATCGTTAAAGTATTTATTGTAGCCACTACCGTCTTTTCCTTTTCTCTTGTTCTATCTTTCGTCTTTTCTGCTGATTAGCTGTATTTATTATAGCAATTTCTAACAAATCAAACAAATCTTCTAATCCATAAATCGTTTGCAATTCGTAAAGAGTGGCAAAACCACTATTTATTGCAGAAGCTATCATTGGCGGCACATTGACATAAGATGTCAAGGAATCATCTGTGTCTATTTTGACTCCGATTCCCCGCCTTGTCCGAAAAAACCAAGACACAACTGCAAAGCTTGATATTTCAATTTAAACAATGTTGTCCAATCTTCTACGACAGAATCAACCATTGTGCCTTTCATTTCAACAAAAACACCATCTTTTTTAAATGAACAACAAGCCAAAAGCTCATCTAATAACGGCTGACCTTTGTCATAATCGGCTTTTGTGAAAGCATCCATCAACTCTGGCAGAGTCATTTTAAAAAGCTCAATAACAGAAGTTCCTGATTTGCCAAAAAGACAGAGGGCTTTCATAGCCCATCTGTCCATTTGAACCGCAGACATTTCTTGAATTTTAAATGTCTTTCCTTTATCCCGACCTTCTTCAATCGTGATTTCTATTTCTTTTCTCATAGTATTCCTCCGCTTTTATTTATTACAAAGAAACAGATGTCACGCTTTCGCAAACGAAAGTAGCACTTCTCGGTGCTAAAATCTTTTCCGCATCAGGAATCAGCTTATATCCTGTCAAAAGGCAGTTTACCAAAGTAAACGTCTTTTTAATACTCGGACAAGTGATGATAATGCTTCCAAAGATAGGTGTTTGAGAAACTTCCATTGTCTGAAACAATAAATCCAATCCATCTAATGTCGGACTATTCGCTTCAAAATTGAAAGTAATGCTTTTTTCAACTGGTGTATATCCAGCCGCCATTTTCCCATCAACACCCATTCTGTGTTCTACTGTTTCATATTCGTCTTGACTCCAAGCACCGTCAGTAGAATATGCTTCTAGCTTTAATCCTGCTGGGAATAAAGAAGCATATAAGTAAGCACTTGAATTAGCGGATGTAATATCTTTATTCATTGTCTACCTCCTTAAAGTAAAACTGTTGAAGTTCCTTGAATCTTCTGAATAGAACCGCCATCCATATACCAGAAGTTCACAACTGGTGTTCCACGTTCTTGACGAACCTGTGTTGTTGGGTCAAGAATCTGCAAATACCAACCTTGTGTCTGTAATGCACCACTAATATCAAGCCCAGCTTCTGCTTCTACTGTTGCCTTTTGTGATTCACTCAAAGACACACCTTGACGAATAAATCCTGCATTGACCGCTGTATTGATTGTGTCCATAGCGGCTGCTCTTAAAACACCATATCCTGCTTGATTGTAAGGAACTGTATTGTTCATCATCAAGGCATTTATCCAAGCGTTTTGTAATCCGTCACGCAAGAACACTTGACCATAATATGTGTCAATCCATTTTGCATTCCCAGAAATCTGTCCGTTTTGTAAAAGCTTGAATTGATTTGATGCCGTTGCATAATCTCCATAGAAATTGTAGCCGTTTCCTAAAAGAGCTTGTGCGTTTGTTTCATCATCAACCGTAAACGCAAGACCATTTTGTTGTTTAAATGCTAATGTCTTTCTTCCGTTTAATGTTTCAGGATTGATTGATGCAACCACACCCATAATCATTGCAGACAAATTCTTTGTGTTATAGTTGCAAGCGACTCCATAAAAATCTGCTACCTGTTTTGCAATACAAGCACTATTGTTTGGCGTTAAACCATCGGATGATGTATCTGTCAAAGAGTACATAAAGCGAACGCCTTGTCCATTGCACCACTCTGCCAATTCAACAGCTTCTGATGTTGTTTCTTCCCATACAGGCATAAAGGAGAAGAAGTTAGAGTTTGAGTTCAAACAATCCGCCATTGATTCTGTAAGTGTTTTGGCATCAGAACCTTGTGATAACGTTCCACTTGTTAAACCAAGCAATTCAGAAACGTCTGTTCCGCTTGAACCAGCCGTTGCAAATTCAATCGTGCTTGTCGTTGCACCTGTCGTTGGAGAGGTAATAACGAAAGCTTGGAAAGAACTATCCCAAGTACAAGTCGTTGAAGCTAAACCAGAAGCTAATTTTGTCTGAATAGCCGTTGCAACTGCACTAAAACTTGTAGCTGAACTTAAATCCAAAGATGAAACGCTGATTGATGTTCCATCTACCTTGATTCCAAAAGAACCATTTGTAATAGCTGTTAGTTCGCTCAATTTAGCAGGATTGCTTCTTCCTCTCAAGAAAGCAGCACAAGCCGTGCCAACGTGTCTATAAAACCATAAGACATCAGGTTTTTTTGTTGCATTGCTATCTGCCAAGAAATAATTAGAAGCAAGCTCATATTCTTTTGAAGCTGTGCCAAAATAATCTCCAACAGCCGATAAACTGTAAAATGGGGTTGCCGTTTTTGTCGCTAAGGAAGAACTTGTAGACAGCAAAGTTCCAACAAAAGACAAACCAGACAATCCACCACCAATCACTCTTGGCGTGATGTCTACTAATTGTGAAGCAGGTATTGTCATTTATAACTCCGTTCGTATTATATTTAGTTCTGCCGTGTTAAACCAATCTTGATTATCAATAACGGCATCTTGATAATCAATTTCAAAATCAACCGACCATCTTTCAACATATTCTCGTTCTCCCGACACGCCAGTTAAATTTTTCGCATCATCGCAAGAAATCGGCTGTATATCATACTGCTTTAAAAAGTCGCACAAAAACTCCGTTCTTGCTATGTTCATTATAGCATTAGCTCTGTCAAATGCCAAATCGCCATAGAAATCAATCTGTACAACAACCCTAAAATCCTGCTCACTACTTAAACCTTTTGATGAATAAGTCACAACAGGCGTGCAATCTCTATACGGATTCAATACAGTAAAAATGATATAGTCATTGTTTTCTGGTAGCTGTACTTGATTGTTATAACCGCAGACAATGTGTTCAGGCTTGCAAGTTGTATATTTTTTAAGCATCTCTCGGATGCCCTTTTGAATATTTTGTTTAAGTGTTGCTGTCATCAGACCCCTCCTCCTCTGTCGGATTTAATTGTAATGCACCGATAAAGTGCGACCAGCCAGATGTATTATACCAATCTTCAGGTCTGCCCACAACATAAAATATCTGATTATTCCATAAAACCTTATCGCCATCTCTGACCATAGGTCTGTTCAATGCAAACACATCTGCACTTACCCAAAATGCTTTGTAAATAGTACTTTCATTATAATTGTTCACATATTTAATATCTTCGCTTGACATTGGCTGAACATCAGCGATGATTTCGTATGCTGTACCATCTGTCGCAACCGCTTCTCCATATTCGTTTACAGTATAACTACTTCTCGGAGTAATCGTTATTGTTTGAAGCGGATTTATAATGCTTATTGCTTGACTTGCTATATCGTGTAAATTCATCTTCCGTTCACTTTCCATTTTACGCTTTCAAGCATTTGTTCACTATCAATTAAAGGTTTATTAAACCCTTTTCTTTTAACAGTACTAGGTGCATTTAATGGAATCATAAAATTGAGAATCGTTTTACGAACATCCTTTACCATTTTCATACCTAGTTGTTCTGCCATCTTTTCCACATCCATAAGAATAGGTAAATTGTCTTGAACCAATTTTCTCCATTGCATCCTGTTCTTTTGAATGGTATCTCTCATAAATGGTCTTGGTGGCTGATTATGTTCAGGTACGCCATATTCATTAGATGCCGCAACCTGTGCCACAGGAATCGCTTTGTGTGCCGCATATCTTCTCGGCTTATTTAAATTGCTCTTTGCTCTAAGTCCTTTTGGTGCATAAAAAGGCTTATCAACTTCTTCGTAAATATCTTCTTCAAAAAATCCGACTTCTAGTTTAGCAGATTGCTTACGAATCTCCTTAAACATTTCCTTATCGTCAAATTTTATTTTAAACTCTAGCATTCCGATACATAAAATCCCGATAGATATTTAGCTATAAGTTGCCAAAACAAAAGACCATATTGACTCTGCCCAAAATATGTTTGTGTCATTTTTCCTATACTAGCAAAGCCAACTGATGTGCTTCCCTCGTGTGCGTTTGATAAAGCACCAACTTGACCTGCACCACGATTCTGCAAGTATAAGATATGAGCCGTCAATAAATATAATAATGTCTTTCTTTCTTCAAGACAGGTAATAATAGAGGTGGAAGTGTTATTTAACACAAGACTTGCCTGCTTAAAAGCTAACAATGCTTTATTCTGATTGGCATTCAATTCAGGATAAAAGCTATTGAACTCATCCCACGAAAAAACAACACTTCCACTCATCTATCAATCCCTTTCTGCTTTCTTTGTTTTACCAGCTTTTGGGTCTGCTTGTTCAAATCCTAATTTCTTTTTGGATTTTTCTTGTGCTTCTTCCTCAACTTCTTCTTTACGTTCTTTTGCAAAGATAACTCCGTTTTGGATAAAGTCGCAATATCCATAGTTCTTTAGGATAGCTTCCCAATCTTCACGAGGTAATTCTGTCATACCATACTTTCCAGCAGGTAAAGGCATACCTTGTTGTGTAGCTGATACCAAGTGGGATAATGGAACTCCGTTTAATTCAATGACTTTACCATTGATATTAAATCTTTGACCCATAGGAATCCCACAAGCAACGACTACGGTATCATTACCGACTTTTTTACTTTTCTTCACAGCTTCAACTTTCTCCTCAAGGTTAGTCGTATCTGCTTTTTGATTTAAAGTTTCATTTGTGTCCATAATTTTAACCATTTTAAATTCCTCCTAGATTAAATTAAATACCTGTCATTGTAGAAACAAAGATTGGTCTGTAAACAACAGCACCGTAAGTACCAGCCATAAACTTTTGTCCATAGTGTGATAAATACGGAACGATACGACCAGCAACCAGTTTTTCGCTGAATGCTAATTCGCCTGTCGGCTGTCCATCAATATCCAAAGCAATCAACTGAATCTTCTTTGTAGCATCGTCATATTCAGGCGCAACAACAACATCCAAGTTGATGAATGAACGTTTAATCATTCCAATCACTGTTTCAGAACCAAGTGCGTTCTGTTGTGCCAAGTAAGCATACACAGACGGTCCGACAACAAGTTTGTACTTAGTTGTCATATCAACGTGTCCACCACAACGTGCGGACATATCAGCCATCAATGCAACAATATCTGCATAGATTTCTGCACCCGTCTTTGTTGCCCAAGTGGTATATCCACCAGCACCAGTAGCCGCAACGATTGCTGACGGCAAGTTCGGTGCGTTTAAGATACCATAGTTTTCCAAACCAGAAACACCACTCATATAAAAGCGGTTGAAGTCAATGGCAATATTCATAGCCGCAGAATTTTGTTTCCGAGCTAACAAGTTGATTTTTGCGGCTGATGCTTCAGCTTCTTCTTGGTCGCCATACTCAATAACCGTTTCAAACAGATAGTTCTCACGGCGTGGGAAATTGACGTTGATGTCAGATTTACCATTGTCGGAGTAATCTGAATACGGTTGAGTATAACCAGTGTTTTCAATCTGCAAGAATTTACGGACTAAATCTTTACGAGTACCAGCTTTGTATTCGTTAAAGATTTCAGTAGCCGCTCTTTTCTGTGTCAAGATTTCAATAGCTCTGTTGTCAAAGTATGTCAGCAATTCAACAGGAATACCTGTATTCGGGCTTGTGATTAAAGCCGCATCCATTGCCATTTTGCCTTCTTCTTGTGAGCCAATAACATTGTATTGCTCAAGTTCAAAGCCATATTCTTTTAATTGTTCTTTATCCATAGTTAGTTCTCCTTATTTCACATTTGAAGCAATAACAACAGAACCACTAGCATCTGCCGCATTATTGGCTAAAGAAACAATAGTCCAATCCGTTTCGGTAGCACCAGAAACAGAAGCACCAGCGTTTCCGCAAGTAATAGCACCAGTTGTATTGTTCACAAACAATTTTTTACCAACAGCAGCTGTGTCTGTCGTTTTAACAAACATATCTCCCCAGACAACCACGTCAGCCTTACGACCAACAGGAATCTGTAAAGAAGCTGCATCGGCACATCCTAACGGTGCTTCCAACACACGTTGAACGATACCTGTCGGCTTACCGCTTTGAGAAGCTTTAGCACAAGTTGCGACACCATTTGTGTCAGAAACCCACACGAAATCTCCTGCATAAATTGTTTCTCCACTTGCAACACGAGGAGTCGTTGGCGTGTAATGAGGAACTTGTCCATTCGCCACATCGCCTTGAATACCAAACGTGTTTACACGATTCATAGTATTTTGAAAAGCCATTTTCCTTTTCTCCTTGTTAAATACGAATGTCTTTTAAACATTCCTCATTACCACTACTGATGGGAGTGGCATCCAACGCTAGCCTACTTTTAGCAGACATAAAGCCAGCAAAAGCGTCCTTATAACTAGCAATCTCGTTCAAGTTCATACCTGCCTTTTCGCAAGCGAGCTTGTAAATTTCTTCACAAGAATCAAAAGCCATTACATTGACATCTCCGATTACAGACTTTACGCATTTTCTAGCTTCTTCACGAGCTTTGAAATCCTGCATAACTTCTGAACGGACTTGCTCTTTGATTGCATCAATGTCAAAAGTCATTTCATCTTTTGCCATTTTCTTATCGCATTTATCCATTGAGCATTTATCTTCAGCTTCTTTTTCTTCAATCTCTTTCTTCATACCCTCTGATTCGTGTTCTGAATCAAGTTTTTTGGGTTCTTCCTTTTCCTTTTTTTCGCCATATTCTACACCCTCTGCAAAGGCTTTTTGTTCTTTGCCATCAAGGTCTTTTTCATCATCAGCTTCGCCAGCTTCCGAACCCTCATAAGCAATTTCTTCTGCCTTTTTGATAATGGTACGAATAAGCTCATCATCAATCTTGCCTTTAAGAATGCCACCAATTTCATCAATAAGTTTTCTCTTATCAATGTCTTTGTCCTTTGCACACTTATCTTCGGCAAGGGATTCTTCCTTTTTTTCTTCCATTTTATCTTCCTCTTTTAAGGCTTCTTCTTCCCCTGCCTTTTCGGGTTTATCCTGACCATCAGGAATATCCTCATCCTTTGCTTTTTTAGCTTCGGATAATGCAATAGCAATAGCTTGTTTCGGGTCTGTCACTTTTTCGCCTGAACCACTCTTTAATTCTCCCTCTTTAAACTCTTTCATAACAACACCGATTTTTTCTTGTTCGGCTTCTGATTGTTTTGCATCTTCTGCAAGAGCGTTCTTTATTTTATCAAAAAACATTTCGTTCTCCTTTTCTTCAATTATATCATTTTCTGCTTCAATACAAAAGTTAGGCTTTTCATCTGCAACCATTACATCGTGTCCTGCCCTGCCCTCTTTTACCAAAGCAACGTGATTTCCAATTATGTCCGTCATTACAAAATCATAATGCTGACCGTTAAACTCCCCACTTTTCCTTACTGGCGTATATCTGTACCCACAGGATAATTCTTTTTTCTTACCAGACATAATCCAATCAATATCTTTTTGGTCATATACAATCAAACTATTTTTAATGTAAGGTCTTTTATATTCTGCCCTATCGCCAAGAGAACCGACAATTTTATCTTTTGGAACGTTCTCCACATCAACTTCAATATGCTCACGGGTTAAAGGCAAATTGTCAAAGCTCTCAACCGCCTTTTCAAGTTCATCTTCTGGTCTGTAAACGTAATAAACCTTATTAGGCTCTAAACCAAAAGATTCCCAATCAGGAATCTCCTTACCTAAATAAGGTGCAACTTGCTCTTTTGTGATATTACAGGTTTTTACTCTTAAATAGCCGTTTGAATCCAGCTTCCGATTAGAGCCTAAAAACCCACCATTTACAACGATTGAATCATAAACTAGCATATTCGTTCCTTTGTTATATTCTCATCATAAAACAATTTTCATTTCCTGTCAAATCAGAGTTCTTTATATCCATAAAATATAAAAACATCATAATCTGTAGGGTCATATCCTTTCCACCTTTTAAACAACGCTCTTAAACGATTCATTTTTTTTGATACAAAACGACAATTTTTAGGGCAATAATCTCCGTCACTATCTATTCTATCAATAGTTTTTGAATCATCATAACCATTGTTATATGCAAAATCAAAAAATGCTTTAATATCATTTTTCCATTCATCACATATTTTAATACCACGCTTCCCATAATATTTATATGATGGACAATTCTGATGATAACACCTATGTATCATTGCATTATATATATTATAAAGACGAGAATCTTTTGAAGCATATCCGTGTGTTTTTAATTGATTTTTTCTATTGCATCCACAGGATTTTGTATGCCCGTTTTTTAAACGAGTGCCGACAACAACAATCTCATTCCCACAATCGCATTTACATTTATAAATTTTATAATTATTCTTGTTTTTCCCAACACATTCAATAACAGTAAGTTTTCCATACTTCCCAGACAAATCTTCATATCTTTTTTCATTATAACAACCACAAGATTTTATTTTTCCTCTTTTTAAACTATTTGTTGTGGCTATTTTATATCTACCACATTTACATTGACATAACCACTCTTTCTCGTTTTTTTTGTTTTTCCCGTTTTCTCTTAAAACAGTAAGCCAAGTAAAAACACAACCAGTTAAATCACGTTCCATTTAAAACCTCGCTACTTGTGAATAATAACTGTTTTTTTCAATTTCTTTTCTTATTAGTTCCTCATCCCCATATTCTTTTATGATAGGATTAAACGAACACTTGCAATTAGGTAGCTGACTTGGATATATGAGATTTCCAGTTCCTTCTTCTATGCAACCTCTATTCACATCAAATATTTTACCATCCATTTGGATATGATTTTCTCTTGCGTGTTCAGACAAGAACGTATATTTCCAGCGAGCTTCAACAATTCCGTTATTCTGACATAATCCAATCTTTATTAGATTCGTGGCTTTATGAGTTTGGTCGCTTGCTATATTCTTGACACGTCTTTCAACAATCCCCTTACGCTTGACAAGTTCCTCGTTTAGCTTTTCCTTTGTCCACCCATACATTAAAGATAAAAGAGCGACCTCTTTAATGCCGATAAAATACTTTTCAGGAATGCTCTTGATAAGCTCTACGTTTTCATACTCAACAGCTTTCATAATATCATCTGGCGTTTTTCTTTTCATTTTATAGCCAGCAGATGAAAAAGCGTTCTGCATACCGATTTCAGTATGCTTCTGAACAGAGTTTACAAACCATAAAGCAATCTTTTGAGCTTCTTTTCCAAATATCTTATCCCATTGTTTAACACGCTTACGAATAGCAACTGCCATTTCATAAGCCGTTCTTCCGCCAAAATCAGCAAGCACCCAATACATAACAGAAGCAGACATAGCCTTGATAAGCTTGTCTAACTTCCGTCTGTATTCTTTTTCAACTCCCTTGTTGATGGGAACTTGCTTTAATTCTTTCATTATGACGTTTTTGTGATATTTAAAGACGAATGAGTACCTGTTGCTCTTACATATACCTTATCCGCAGTTGAACAAGTATATGTTAAAACCTTTTGTCCGTTATTGTCAAGCATAATACCTGACATATCTGTCGGCTTTGTGCTTGCCACTTGAATTAAAGCATTTGAAAGACCACGACATTCAATGTTATACGTTTCTCCGTTTGATAAAGAAGCCGTCAATAAATCGTCTAAATCTTCCCACTTATCTTGTAAAGCAATATAATCAGTTTGTTCCATTTTCTACACCTCTCTTGTTAAAGATATTACTATTCTATCAAAGTTATTTTTTCCTGTCAAATCATCTTAAAAAAATAAAATTTCAACTTTCCGTATATAAAACCCCTTGTTTTTAATCCATTTTTAAAAACATCTGTTCAACTATTAGTATTGATTTATGGCTTCGCTTACATTTTCCCAACCTGATGAAACGTGCATTTTACCGTGATTCTTGATGTATGGCTCTAACGCATAACGCAAGCTGTCAATATAATGATTCCACGCATCCACAACAATCGGCAAAATATCTCCACTTACTTTATCTTTCTTATATGAATAGTATTTAAATTCTTCGTATGTATGTTTACAACGAGGGTGTATATATATCTTTTTAAAAGACCGTAAATACTCAATACCATCTTCAACAGAGCCTTTCCACTTTTCAGCAGCTATACAATCAAAACCGTGTCTTTTTACATACGATATTGTTTCAGGTCTTGCACAATCTGAACGAATCTTCCATTTGCTCACATCAGGAACGGA